TCAAGCCATGAATAACAGATATTATGACAGCAATCAAACTAAACGAACTACAAAGACAAATCATCACAGCCATTAAAGATGAACAGAAGGTAATCAGTGCAAGGTGTGGTTGGGGTAGTGGAAAAACCTGTGCTTTGGTCTTCTCCATTCTCTTCATTGCCAAGACAAGGCCAGGCACTTCAACCTTGGTAGTCACTGACACGACACCAAGATATAACAGTGTGTTAATGCCCGAAATGCAAAAGTGGTTAAGTCCTTTGGGGTGGACCTACAACCATACAAATAAACAATGGCTTGATCCTTCCACAGGTTCAACAGTGTGGTGTCGTTCCTATTATCGACCAGGCACAAGAGATGCTACACACAACCCACTTGAAGGTTTAAATATCACAAGCGGTGTATGTCTTATTGATGAATGTCAAACCCTTGATGTTGAGGTGGCACATAAAGCCCTTGGTCGTCTTCGTGCTGGCCCTTCACCAATCTTGATCTTGGTGGGCTTGCCTGTTGCAGATGCTTGGTGGTGCTCGATGGCAGAAAACGCTGGCTACACCCCTATGTTGTTCACAAGCTATGTCAACCAAGACAACCTTGCTGATGAATGGTTTGAAGCCACCAAGCTACTACCTGCAGAAGAACGTGAAGCTATGATTATGAATAAGCCCAAACCACCAACAGGTTTAATTTATCAAGAGTTCACAGAAGGCCACATCATTGAAGATTGGACTTACAAGCCCACCATGACAGGAAGGATTGCCATAGATTGGGGATTCAGAAAGCCAAGCGTGTTGATTATTTGCCATGATGAAGAACTTGGTGCTGATATAATATGTCATGAGTTCAACCCAAAGGAAGTGACCACTGAGCAGTTGACAGCCCTTATCCTTTCGGTGGCTTGGCCAAGGTCACTGAAAGACCAAGCACCAAGTGACAGGATATGGCTTGACACAGGAGTAGCAGACAAGGCAGGCAAGGCAAGGAACGACCAAACAGGCAAAAGTGCCTTCCGAGTAATGAGACAACCACCACCTTTGGGTCTTGGCCTTCCACTAAGATCAACCACTGATCCAATTAAGGTGGACATCTTGAACGGTGTGCAGCGGTTGAAACGTGCCTTCAATTCAAGACGCTACTTGATAACCAAGGAAGTTTGGGAACGTGGTGAGCGTGTCACAGGCAACAGCATTAGGAAGGCCTTGCTGTCTTATGCTTGGGATAGCAAAGAACAACCCAAGAAAGATGGAAGGGAAGACCCCCTTGATGCTTTAAGGTATGACTGTATCATCTTTAATTGGAATGATGTTGCAGTTGACCAAGGCTATAAACCAAGGGGTGGCGGAATAAAGACAAGAGAAAAAAGACATGTTAGTGTTGGAGGGTCAAAAGTAAGGAGCTTTTAATGGAACTCATAGAAACCAAGCTGGCCATAGTTCTACTTGACCTTATTGGGTCTACCAAGTTTGTCCAACATGCTGGTGCTATGAAGGCCGCCAAATGGTTACAATACCATGACAGGCTAACACGTTCCTTGATTCTCAAGTTTAATGGTCGAGAGATTGACAGATCAGATGGTTTTTTACTTTCCTTTGAAAGACCTGTTGATGCTGTGAACTTTGCCTTGCACTATCAACAGCACATACCACCAAAGACCAAGCTACAATGTAGGATTGGGATTCATTGGGGAGTTGTGGTGGAAGTCAAGCAAGATGAAATTTACACCTTGGGCGGTGCAAAGCAAGTGGAGCTTGAAGGGGTAGCCAAAAACATAGCAGCAAGGACCATGTCACTTTGTGGAGCTGGTCAAGTCCTCTTAACCCAAGAAGCCATGAAGGCAGTCAAGCACAGAACCAATAGGTTTACCCCAAAGGGCACAAGGTATGCTTTAGCAGGTGAATATAGATTCAAAGGTGTAAGAGAAACACAAATCATTTACACAGTTGGTTCAACTATTGAAAGTCTCCAACCACCCAAGGGAAGTGATAAGGTCAAGCGTCTTGGTGGACCTAAGCGAATAAAAAGCAGAATGAGAGACAAGAAGTTGAAAGAGTGGATATGGTTCTTATTGACCAGGACAGCACTTGTTTTCATTTGCTGCTTAATCACCATGGTTGGTCCTGCCTTACTCGATAAGCACAAGCGTCTTATGAGTGGTCTTGAAATGTGGTTTGGGTGGATTGATCCCATAGCAGAACTGATTCAAAGCATAATGGAGTTGATACCATGAAAGATGAAAAGAAAAAGAGCCATGTTGAATTTACCAAAGACCAAAAAGCAAGGCGGGGCTGGTGGTTCTCTGTCTTCTTCTTAATCTTGGTTGTGGCCCTTATTCTATTCTTAACCTATGTCAAGATAGTTGATGAAAACAGAGATGTGCTAGTAGGAATACTTGGTGTTATCACAGGCAGTATTTCAAGCATGGTAGCCATTGCAAGCGGTCGTGATCCTTCAGAAGTAGAAGAGTTGAAGGATAAACTAGCAAGTGCAAATGCTGACAGAGAGGCCTTGATAGCCAGACTTCGTGATGCACAAATCCAAATGCAGTTGAAGACCGACCAGCTTATGGAGCTTCAAACAGCGGTCATCGATAAGCTGTCTATGTTTGCCAATCAACACCCGATCAAAACACAAAGTGAAGAGCAGGTTATCTTGCACCCAAAGGTTGAAGAATGGATCCCCAAAAATTAATTTTAAAAATAATGTTAAATTTATTTGACATGGTTTTTAATAGTGTATACATTGTCTACATAACCAAATGACACAAACCAAAACACACAGGAGAAAAACAAAGTGCTTATCCTTGACAATAAAGAAATCAAAACAGCTGGAACCAAGACCTTAAGAAGAGCGTACTTCTACAACCAAGCGCTTACTTCCTTACTTGAAGAAAACGATGCACTTCTTGACAATGAGCTTTCAAATCAAAACGTTGCTATCAAAGCAGAACTTATCAACCGTAATGAATTTGAAATGACCATTGAGCAAGTGGAACTATACACACGAATTGGACAAAATTGGGCAAAAGCAGAATGGGAAGAAATGGAGCAAGCAGATTGGGCTGAATACTACCAAAATCATGTAGAACCTTTTGTGAACTAATAAGCCTCACAACAAAACAACCATTAAACCAAATGACAAAAACCAAAACACACAGGAGAAAACAAGATGAGATGGTCAAAAATGGAAAATATGCAATACGCAAACAAATATTTTTGCATTGATACTCAAACCACTTACACTTATGCAGCTGAGACATGCCTTACAGATGGCAATAAGATACTTGCAAGAGTCGAGAGATGGAGCAGTAACGGTGGCAAGATGTTTAAATCTTGTTCTATGTATCATGTGTGGATTTGGCTAAATGACCAACCAGAGCCATTCGGTCAGTTTGCAGACACCACACTTAAAGAATGTAAAGAGACTGTTATCAAATATCTACAAAACAACCATTAAACCAACCAACAGACCAACCAAGAAAACAAAGGGGCTAACAAGCCCCTTTTTTTATGCTTGGAAAATAGCCCAAGGCCATATTAAACTTGTCCTAGATTCATTGAAAGAAATGAAAAGACCTTGGGCTTGCTTGCATATATCACTTGATTTTATACTGAACAACCTTTTATTGATAAATTATGTTATAGGTGCTTATATGATATAAAGAGACACCAACACACTAGTGAGTAGCCAATGGATCAACAAGGCAAAGATAAGACACCAAGACACCTTCGTGCTTTGTCTCCTAGGTTTGTCACCAAGGGGATAACAGGAACACAGCTTGGTGGTGGTGTCATCACAGGCAAAGAAAACAATCCACAGCTAACGGGCCTTAATTGGGTCAGTGAAGCTGAAGAGATGTTGAGAACTGACCCAATAGTAAGAAGGTCTTGGCACATGCTAAGACAAACTTTGTTAAGTGCTACTTGGCGGTTCATACCAGGAATTGAAGATGATCCTGTTTCTGAAAAGCTAGCCAACTTTGCAAATGAAGCCTATGGCTTTGATGGTTACAGTGGTCAAATGTCGGTATCTTGGGAAGATCAACTGTCTTACCTGTTTGAATTCATTCCACTTGGGTACAGATACGCAGAAGAGATTTACCGTGTTGGACCTGACTGTGAAGGCAAGGTTAGAGTATGGCTTGACCTTTATGCAGACAGAGAACCAAGCGCCCATCAAAAGTGGTTAAGTAGAGACAACCAACATCTTGATGGTGTACTTCAAAACACAGTTGGGTTGACTTACACACCCGAACCAATCCCAGCAAACAAGTTGTTACTGCTCACCTTGAACAGAACAGGCAGCAACTTTGAAGGGGTAGGAATGTTAAGGCCTGTTTGGTGGTGGTGGAGAACTAAACAACGTGTGTCTAATCTCATGTGTGTTGGTCTTGATCGATGGGCAGTTCCAACACCAAAGGTAAAAGTAGACCGCTCCAAAGCTGAAGAGCTAGGCTTAACAGATGGTGACATTGATGCCATGCTTGATGATGCAGAAGCACAAGCCCAAAGTTTTATAAGTGCAGAGCAAAGCTATTTGGTCGAAAATGGTGCTGTTAGTTTTGACACTTATGCAGTTCAGCCCAACTTGTACGCAAGTGGACCAATAGACATCATAACCAAGTGTGATGGACAAATCAGTGCTGCCTTCCTCACTCAGTTTGCAGACCTTGGCAATACTGAGACAGGAGCAAGGAGTGTTGGTGAAGTTCACTTATCAGTGTTCAGAAGGGCAGCAATCAACCTTTGTGACCTTGTAGCTAGTCAAGTGAGTGGAGTTGATAGAAGGGGCGGTGGTACTATTGGCCGCTTGATCCGTTGGAACTTTGGAATGGTCGACCCCTCCAAACTTCCAAGGCTAGTGCACACAGGACTTGACACAGATGACCTTGCTGAATCATTGGGAATGTTACCTGGCCTTGTGCAAAGTGGTTTGCTCACACCCGATGATGAACTTGAAAGAGCAATAAGAGAGCGTCTTGGTGCAGGTGACTTACCCGAAGATGCACAAAGAACAGCCATTGAAAGAACATCATCAATAGGCGGTCGTGGTGGTGTGGCTGCCCTTGCTGAACAACTGATAAGGAAAAGACGCAATGGCTAGAACAGAAGCACAAACACCAGCACCCAAGAAAGACCAAATCAAAGGAAGTAAGACCAATCCCAAGGGTAGTGCTTCGGGTTCAAGAGGTGGAATAGAGATTGGTGACAGTGCAGTCAAAGCACTTGAAAACCTAAGAGACCGACACAATAAAAGATACAAGTCTCAGTCTAAGCAAGTAGACCTTGGTATGTTAAAAGCAGTCTTTAGACGTGGTGCAGGTGCTTTTTCTGTTAGTCATCGACCAGGTATGACAAGAACCCAATGGGGCTTGGCAAGGGTAAGAGCCTTCCTTAAGTTGGTTGGTACAGGTGAGAGAAAGAAGTCTTACACAACCGACCTTGACCTTTTACCCAAAGGCCACAGACAAAGAGTTGAAGCCAAGGTTGAAGCCTTGGCCATACCTGACAAATACAGCCACATTGACTTCACACCACCAAAGGGAGCACAAGACGCTGCCAAACGTGCCTTGGAAGTTAGAGCAACAAAGCCACCTTCACAGCGTGGTATGACACCTGTGGGAATTGCTAGAGCTAGAGACCTAGCCAATGGCAAAACACTTTCACCCGAAACAGTGAAACGTATGCTTGCCTACTTCACCCGCCATGAAGTTGATAAAAAAGGTTCAACTTGGAGCGACCAAGGGAAGGGGTGGCAGGCTTGGCAAGGTTGGGGCGGTGACGCTGGTTATTCTTTTGCAAGGAAAGTTGTGAACCAAATGAAAAGAGCAGATGAAAAGCAAACAGCACTTCGTGCTTATGGTGAAGCAATCCAGCTCACCAACCTTAGAGAACCATCTTATGACTTGCCCGAAGGCTTAACCATTGGGAAGCCCTTCAAGACTTTGGCCCTTGGTCAAGTGTCTTCAAGAATGAACGGTGAAAACATTGGCCAAGAAATAGACCATGAACTTCTTGGTGAAATGATACGAGTATTTAAAAAACGTCAATATGCTGATCCTGTAATTATTGATTGGCAGCATGCAACAAGCCCTTTTCAAGGTGGACACCCTGCACCACCCGAAAGCGGAAATGCACTTGGCTTAATCGTAGACATTGAGCTTAGAGAAGATGGTCTTTATGCAACACCTGCTTATAATGAAAGAGGTCTTGACGTGGTCAAGTCTGCAGGTGGTGTTCTATGGTCTTCACCTGAGTTTATCGTTGGTGATGTCTTCGCTCGTGACGGTGGAAACCCCATTGGAAGTGCTCAACTTTTAGCTATTACACTTACTCCACGACCTGCACAGTCTAATGATAAGATTGGTCGTGTACTCTTAAACGAAAGGACAACCTCAATGGATAACATTGAAGCCCTATCTGTTGAAGAACTTCGTCAAATGCTTGTCGCTAAAGACGCATTGGTCAAGGAGCTTGAACAGAAAATGAAGGACATGATGGAAGATTCAGAGTCAGCAATGGTTGACGAAAAAGAAGAAACCATGATGGAAGAAGAAGACAAAGCCGAAAAGATGGCTGAGTCTAAAGAAGAAGATAAAGCTGAAAAGATGATGGAAGATGAAGAAAAGAAGTCTTACAAGATGAGTGAGACCTTGACTGAGTCAACCCTTCTAAGTGAAGTCCAAGCCTTGCGTGAAAACAATGCTAAACTATCACAGCGTCTTGAAGCCATTGAAGCCGAGAAGAAAGAAGTTGAAAAGCGTGAAGCTGTCAACCTTCTTCTTAATGAAGGCAAGATCACACCAAGTGAAGTTGAAGTTGCTGGCAAGGCCTTTGAACTTCGTGAGCTTCAAGGTGAGTTTTGGACTATGTTCTCAGAGCGACCTTCCAACAGTGCTGTGCCATTGGTAGAGGTTGGTCATGGTGCAAGTGGTCAAGAGATTAACAAGGCTACCCTTGACCAAGAAGTGAGAAAACTAGCTAGTGAGAAATCAGTTAGCTATTCAGAAGCCTTGAACCTTTTCGCTAAATCAAACCCCGACTATTACAATAAGGTCTTTGGAGCTTAATCATGTCAAATATTATCAATTCTTTTGTAGCTGCTGAAGCTATTACTGAGTTTGCCCTTGTTTCTGTTAACACAGCTGGCAAGATTGTTATTACTGATGCCGCTACTGATGCTCGTTGCGTTGGTATTGCACAACGTGCTTGTGCAAGCGGTGACAGTGTGGAAGTTCTTGTGCAAGGTGTAAGTCGTGTGATTGCAGGTGCGACCATTGCAAACACTGTTTCCCTTGTTATGGCTGATACTGATGGGAAAGTTGTTACTCATGCAACAACAGGAAACTACAGCATTGGCCAAATCCTACCTAACATCAACCAAACTTCAGCAAGTGCAAGCGATCAAATCTTGATTAAATTCACAGGCCCTTGCAACTTACTACCTTAAGGAGCTTAACACATGGCTAGTTCATACGCTAATTTACACCCTGTTGACCAAATTTTAACAAGCCTTGTTCAAGAAGCTGTTCCAAGTGATGACCAGCTTATCGCTGACAAGGTTCTTGAGACCATCAAAGTTCCCGAGCGTTCAGGTACTCTTTTAGTTGAGAATACCCGCAACTTTATGGGAGCAGGTGCAGGTCTTGACATCGAGAGAGCTCCTGGCTCAAGTCGTGCTTCTATTGGTGGCTTTGATCGTTCAAGCCAAACCTTCAAAGCCAAGATTTATTCAGCAAGTGATTCAATCGCAATGGAAGACATCTTTGACAGCCAATACCCTGGCAGCGAAGAAGCACGTATTGCAAAGAAGGTTGCTCGAGTAATGAAACTTGCTCGTGAGAAGAGAGCGGCTGATTTATTATTTGGTACAAGCAACTTCAACAACAACAATTCAACAGCTGAATTTGGTGGCAAGTTCAATGCTGCAGGTGCTGAAGGTCTTAGTTATCTCCATGAGCTTAAGGACACTGTTTTTGAGGCAGCACATGGAATCAATCCTGATACCTTAATCTTTGGTCGTCAACTCTTCAGAGAGCTTGCACGAAATCCAGAAGTCCGTGGTTATGTTGGTGATTCGACTGCAGGTATCGCTAGTGGTAATCGCATCTTGAATGATGAAGCTGTTATTGCTGTGCTTCGTGATGTCCTTGGTATTCCAAACATCTATGTTGGTCAAGCTCGTCAAGATACTGCAGTGCCAGGTGCTACTTCTTCAGAAAGCTACATTTGGACAGGTGACAGCTTGTTTATGGGTATCCTTCGTGGAAGTGATGCTATCGTTCAAAAGAGTGGTAACGTGAAGGGTATGCCTGTAGCAGCTCTTAACCTTGCTTTCTCTGATATGGTAAGCGGTCAGTATGACAGCCTAGACAAAACACGTCGTTATGTTTGGGGTGAAGAGGTTAACTCTTTCCACGCTGTAGATTCAACCCTTGGTCGTATCATCACTGACTGTCTATAAGGTGAAAGATGCTTTGTACATGTGGCCAACAAATATCCTTACTCGCTGAGAATGACGCTGATAAGGAAGCAATAGAGGACTTGACAAGACAGGCAAAAAGTCAGTCGGGTCCAATGGCCACATTGACAAGGGCAAGACGTGACCAGCTAAAGGCAGAAGTGAAGGCCGAACAGGCCTTTGCTAAGTCCTTGAAGCAAGGAGCTTTGGATATTTCCAAGGCTATGGAAATAGCAATTAAGACAGCAAGAGTCGAAACCATAATGAACTATACTGATGAACAGCTTATGCAGTTCATTCTTGAAAATGGTCTTGGCCTTGCTGTTGATGAATTCATTGAACAAACTGACTTAATAAGACAGGCTGTTCAAAAAGGCATATTGGCGATAAGGACAGATGTTGACTTTTCAAACATTGCTTCAAACATGCAAGCAATCCAAGCCATGACTGCCAAACAAGTATTTGAAGACGTGATCTTACCACCTGTTAAGAAAAGTATTGCTAGAGGTCTACAAGATGCAATCTTGGAAGTACCAGCTGAAATCATAGCAAGCAATCTCCAAATACAACTTGAAAGCGCAATGGGTAGGCAGCTAACAGAAGTCAAGACGCAAATATCTTCCTTTGGTCGTTCAATAACTGCCTTTGTTGCAGAAGACGCAGGACTTGACCACTACCTTTACACAGGCCCCAAAGACGGTATAACAAGACCTTTTTGTCGTGAACTCATTGGCTTGGTAGTTACCAAGGAGCAAATGAGAAAACTTGACAATGGTCAAGGGCTTGGTGTGCTAGTATATTGCGGTGGATATAATTGCCGCCATAGTTGGTCACCTGTCAGTGAAGGTTTCATTGAAGCTGCTAAACTACCCCTTGCGACCAATACAAATATCAATCAAGCAAACAATAAAGCACAAAGGTGATAGCCATGATTAAGGTTGCTACAGATACAGACTTACTTTTTGAATGGAACGCACCAACACCCATCACAGGTAGTGTGACCTTAAAAGTGTATGCTACAAGCACACCTGTGACAGTGGCCTTGACCCAAAGCAGGACAGCCTTAACGGTGACAGCCATTGCAAGCGACCGAAGAACATTGACACTTTCAGCAAGTGCAACAGCCTTGCAAGCTGACCAAGTTAAGGCCTTCTTTGTGACCAATGGAGACACTTACTTTTCAGTAGCTATTTCAAGGATAGTTGATACCACAGCGATATTGGCCGAACCACTACCAAGAGAAGTGGACTTATCAACTAGTGGTAGTCTTGAATTCGCCATGTACTATGGAACGGTAACAACTGCACAAGTCACAGACACACCTGGCTATTACCCCTATACAATAGGCTATACTTCCAACCTTGGAAGTCA